GTTGAGGACCGCAAGTCCTCCACCCCGGAGCAGATTGCGGAAATCGCCTATCAGCAGCTCTTCATCACCGTTGACAAGCTGATTGGCGGTCACACCAACGCCCTGACCTATCAGCGTCACCAGGCCGTTTCTACGGGTAAGTTCGTTATCAACAGCGCCAACAACCCGAAGGGTGTCAAGAACATCACCCTGGATTACCATGTACCTGCTGCCAACAAGACCATCCTGCCTTCTGACAGCACTCGCTGGTGGACCTCCACCACGCATACCCAGGCCAACGAGGGCGCAAACTCCAACCCCGTGAAGGACCTTACCGACATTGTGGCGAAAGCCCGTTATGCCGGTGTTCGCGGTCATTTCGAGGTGGAAATCGACTACCTGAAGGAAGTCCTTGCTCACAGCAAGGTGCTGGCCCAGATTGGTGTCGCCACCCTGCCCGCCTCCGACTCCACCGCCCAGATTGCCTACGCCGGTATTCTGTCCTACGAGGCCAAGAAGTCCGCTCTGGAGAGCCTTATCGGCGCTCCTATCAAGGCTATCGACTCCCTTGTGCCGGTAGAGTCTATCGACAAGGCCGAAAAGGCTTTCACCCGTCAGAACATTAACGCCTTCGAGAAGAACGTGTTTGTGTTCGTTCCCGACGGTGAAATCGGTGTCGTAAAGACCGTCGAGCCTATCGCCATTGAGGGTGGCAACTATGCCTCCTTCTACGGTGGTAAACTCCTGCTGACCGTCGGCGTTGACTTCGTGAAGAAGTGCCAGAGCTACAATACGGAAATGACCTCGCTTGTCATTCCTTCCGTGCCGCAGTACTTCTGGTATCTGTTCCCCAACAACGCCTAAAGACCGCGCTAATCCCTAATTGAAGGAAGAAATGGCAGACATAAGCACAAACTTAACTTTCGTGAGGTGGCTCCGGGCGAAGTCCGAGCCGTTCATGGACCTTTCCGATGATTTCCTTTTCTCTGTTCTTATCGGGAGGGGTATCACGGACGACTCCTTGCTTTACTCCGACGCCACCGAGAAGCAAAAGGACCTCTGCCTCGCAGACGTGTATTATGCCGCTGCCGTTTCTTCCGTCAAGACGGGGACGCAGGGCGAGTCTGACGGCGGTTGGACCCACTACGTCGCAATCAAGAACGCTGTTAACCGCTCCGGCCTGCTGGATATGGCGAAAGCGCTCTATGACAAGTGGGGCGAGTCCTTCATTGACCCGCGGAATAAAATCCGCATGAAGCCTTTGTATTAGTATGTATAACCCCCGTTGGCCCCATACCTTCGTTATCAAGGGCGAGTCCCTTGACGAAAACGGACTCCCGGTTACTGACGACCAGGGGCGACCGGTTGAAAGCGAAGTGACGCTCAAAAAGTGCATTTACGATTCCAACTGGAACCCCCGCTTCAATAGCGACGGGACCTACGCTTACGAGGAGGTAACGGCTATGCCGTGGGGTTATCGTACTTCTACTGGCGGTCTTAAAACCGCGGGCGAAGTGATTGTTGCGGATTATAAGATTTCCACCCCAAAATGCCTTACCGAAATCCCTACCGGGACCATTTTAGAGCTGACGGACGACACGCACACTTTCCTCGGAAAGGTAATGAAGTTCACAACCTATAATTGGGGTACGGACATTTGGATTGACAACGTGAAAAACTAATGGGCCTTAAAAGTGAAAACGACCGCAAGATAAAAGCCGGATTCAAGCGCCTCGGCCTTCTCAAAGATATAATCATTGAGAACGGCATGCGACGGCTGATGAACGACGCTATGATGATTGCCCTCGCTACTCACGACCACGACCATTGGTTTCACAAGTCCACGGATAATTCCTACGGCTGGCTTGTGCTCCACGACGGAGCGCACGTAGACCACCGGACGAATACCGGACGGCACGGCGAGGGAAGCGCCTATACGGAGCTTATGCGGGCTTCCGAGTCCGCTCCCAAAACCGGTTGGGTTGGAATCCTGCTCGCCGACATGGGCGAGGTCCACGACAACAAGAAGGGCAAATACTACTTGTTTCACCTTGACTACGAAATAAACATACTGGAGCTTACCAGGCAAGACATTGAGGAGCAATTTGATACTTATTTCAAACCGCTGTAATGATTAACAACTTCGACATATCGGACATTGAAAAACTTATCTCCGACAAGGTAAGGGAGCTCGGTGTTTCCGAAAACGTCTGGAACAATAGGCCGAAGGCCACGGACGATAGAATTGCAGATTTTGTCGTTGTGAAGGTTTCCGGTGGCATTTCCGACAAGGCCGCTTATGGCGATTGCCGGGTGCTTGTCTATCTGTTTGCTCGGGACGTTAAGGAAATGAAAAACTCCAAGAGGCTGTCCGTCATGCAGCAGAAGTTGAGGGAATTACCGCTTTGGATTGAGCCGCTCCTTATTAACGGAAAGCCCCGTGTCATTGGTGATACTGCGGACGATTTTGGGTATCACACCCGTATCCTGAATTTCAAAGTATTTATAAAATCAGTATAAACTATGGCTGCTACTCTTACCCAAGCTATGCTTGACGACCTCCATATCGGCAACGCATCGCTGTCCCTGCTGGCTTACAACGCTGCAGGCGTAGACATTTCTACCGCTATGGACTTCTCCAACGCCGACCAGATTTTCACGCTCGAGGGCTCTTTCAACCTTTCCGCTGATGACCCCTCCAGCACGGAAATCCGTATCGACCAGCACCAGAAAGTTATCGACCAGAACATTGAAAAGGGCGGTAACTGGCGCATGACCGGCAACATTCCCTCCGTGGCCCAGGAACTCATCGAGTACTTCTTCACCGAGGGCGTGGCTACCGGCACTATCACCGGTTCCAACGGAAAGACTTACTCCGGTAAGGGCTTCCTTTCCACCCCGGAAACTATCGAGGTTTCTATCCTCGTGGAGTCCGAGTCCCAGAACACGGCAATCCTCTTCCCTCACGTGAAACTCATTGTTTCTCCCGTGAAGAAAGACGACAACACCAACCCCGCCTACCTCACCTTTACGGGATTCATTCTTCCCAACCCCTTCAAGAAGGAGGGTGCGCTCGTTGGCGACTTTGCCGTGCTGAAGGCCGCTGCTTAACCGACGTAACGGAACCTAAACCGAGGGGCGGGGTGTGCAAAGCCCTGCCCCTTTTTAAATTCAAGAACACATGAAACAGCCTACCCTCGAACAAAGGAAAGAGTACATGGAGATAACGGAAAACTCCGTTTCCGTAGTACCGATTAAAGGCACAAAGAAAAGTGTCAGGCTTCGCTGGCTGAAGCCGTATACGATTGAGCGTATCACGCAAATTTGGATTGAGCGCGACCTCGCTGCCGCCCAGCTTGAAAAGGGCGCTGACGTACTGAAAGACCTTGCAAAAGAGCCGTATTTCGCCTTTAAAGAGGCTGCTATGATGATTCTTAACCACGACATTAAGATTCGGCTTTTTTACCCGCTTTTGTGGCGCTGGCTGGCATTTCGTTACGACGAAACGCAGATAGCGCCCATTGTGGAAGAAGGTAAAAAAAAACTTCCGCTTATGGCGCACTACGGGACTATGGCATACTCGCTGGATATGAGGACGGACTTGATGAAGATGACGAAACGAGAAGCCGAGCAATACCGAGCCGAACTTCTATTGGGTGCGAAGCAGCTTTCTGCAAAGACTTCCCAGGGTACGGACAGCCACGCTGGCGGCTTTTCCGTTGGGAGCGAAACTTCGGCTACCGATGCGTCCTAACATTCGCCCAAATTGAGCTTATGCAGGCCGATTTGCCGCATACTTTATATCGGAGGTATAATTCTACCGGAGGCGACAAGAAAGGGCCTAAAAAGCCGTTAAAATTCAATCCAAAGGACCCGGCAATAGCGCGGCAGGAAGAAGCCAACCGCCGGGCCGCTGAAAGAAGGGCCGCGCGACTCTCCGGGACCGCCCCGGTGACTATGAACGAGGTTTTTAAATAGTAAACACTATGGCCGGAACGATTGAATCTTTGGATTTCGAGGTTATCCTCAAAGACGACAAGTTCAAAAAGAGTATAGATAATGACCTGAAGCTGGCGAGGGACCTTAACGCCAAGCTCACGGATATTCTCAACTTGAAAAAGAAGTTGAATAGCGAAACGACCAACCAGCTTATCAATGCTGAAAAGGTCCGGCAGGCCGAGGCAAAAACAGCCCAAGAAATTGCCAAGACAGCCCTTGAACAGCAGAAGGTAGCAACCGAGGTCGAGCGCACCCGTATTCTCCAGGAAAAACACACCGGGGCCGCTAAAAAGACGACCGCCGAATACGTCAATATGAAGTCCGTCCTCCGCACGCTGTCCCAGCTTACCGGGGTTGCGTTCTCTGTTGTTGGTATTCGCCGTTTCCTCGAGTCGATGATTGATATTACCGGCCAATTCGAGGTGCAGCGCATGGCCCTGCGGAACATGCTCCAAGACGTTGACGGCGCAGACAAGATTTTCGAGGACCTTTACCGTTTCAGCTCCGATTCCACTTACCGATTCTCCGAATTGGCAAAGTACGCCAAGCAGCTTTCCGCGTTCAATATCGACAAGGGCTCCCTGCTCGAAACGACCAAGATGCTCGGCGACGTGGCCTCCGG